GCTGCTGAGTATTTCGCAGGATTGCTCGGGCTGGAACTCGTGATTAAGCCATAATTAAGGCGGTGTACATAGCAACTAGCAGGTGGTATAGTATTAGAGTGGTCAATTGACTGGAGTGAATTGTATGGGACACGACCCTGTAATTGCAGACCTGAATCGGCACCTGGCGGATCTGGACGTAGCTCAAGCCCGAGGTGAGGAGGCCGATGAGATTTTGGAGGAGTGGCTGAATCAAGCCCCCAAGATCCAGGATGCGTTGGACAATTCAGACATTCTCGCGGAGGCCGATCTCACGAAGATCGTTGCCTCCGCGATCGTTTCCGGCAAATGGGATACGGTCGAGGGCTACTTCAAGGATGCCCTCAAGGAGTACTGGTCCGAAGCTGCCGATGCCGAGGTGGAGAAGCGTATTCAGCAGAGTCTGGATGATGAGGCTGAATCCAAGAGTTTTGGCCAGGAGTTCGATGATGGCTATTGAGAAAGTCAAAACCAAAATCAGTGTGGAGAAAAGCCTCACCCTCGATGAGGGTGAGCTGGAGGACCTCTTGATCGAGTACACTCGGAAGAGGTTCAATCTCGCCTCCACTGCGAGCGTCACAGTCAGCATCGAGTGCCGAAGCGGGTACGTGAGCCAGGTGACCATCGTAACTGAAGACGTCGCTACCTCGGAGGAGTAGCCGTGATTTATAAGCCGCCGGCCGATGCCAAGCTTATTCTTCCACTCAGATTCAAGGTACATGACTGTTGTAAAGGCGTGTATCACGCTGAGGCCACTCTTGAGATCGAAACAAGGCGTGGATTCGAGTATTACACGGTGTGCTACTCGGCGAAGACCTATCGCGCTGCACTCCGGGATTGATTAGCAAGATAGAAACCAGTTACTGGTTTCAGTATTTCAAATCGCAGGGCGTTTATTTCAAAACGACCGGTGAGAATACCTACAATCTCTATAGGGGATACCTGTAAATTAAGGAGTATGTGTGATGTGTTCAAAGCCTGAGATCGTTCGGTACGGTCTGCTCTCTGTTCAAGTCTGCGTTCCCAAGACGTTCTCCGATGAGGAGGCGAAGGAGTTCGTGGATGGCGCTTACTCGTCTGGCACCGCTGATGGCTGGCACATGAGGAAAGACGGTGATAAGGCCCTCTGTGGAGACCCAGAACGAGCGCAATGTCATGAACGCGAAGATTGCGTTCACATCATGTTCGATGCGTAGGAGATCGCCATGGCCGGACTGATACCTGAAACAGCGACACGATTGCAGGCAACCTGTTTTGTGAACGATGCGGAACTATCGGCTGTTGGGCGCGACAGGATCATCCGCGCCGCAGCCGAACAACTTGCAGAGACCTGTCTGCGGAAGTTGCTGAGAGACTGCATTAAAACCGAGGGCGACTACATGGGCTACTCGGGGCAGACGCTTCGTCTGGACGTGTACGTGATTGCGCCAGACGAGTTGCACAAGATGCTTGCCGATGCCAGGACGCGCGGCGAGAAAGATGCGCTACGATGGATGCGCGGAATTGGTGGGATATAACGCCTGACCGCCGTCTTGGCGCAATCAGCCCGGAGGAAATGAAATGTTCAACATCCATTGCTATCTGGACGGCAAGCGAACCGGCGGGCGCATTTATCAGGGCGTCCCGCGTGTTGGAGACACGATCCGCTTTTCAGGCGAGCGATACGGAAAGGTGACCGAGGTCATCTGGTGCGCCGACGAGCCGCAGGCCGACGGGCAGCGCGTGAATCTGCGCGTGGAGTCGATTGCGCCCTAACGGCTGAGCTAGCCCGCGCCGCCCTCACCACTGGAGAATCCACATGAACTCTCTTGGACACGGTAAATTCGGGATGATCTTGGCCGCCAATGCTCGAGTGCAGGGCATGGTGGCTGAGAACATGCAACGACAGGCTCTCGGCCAATCGATGGCCCACACGTCACATGATTTCGAGATCGAAGCCGCTCTGATCGAAGATCTGAGCAGGGAGATCTTAGAACTCGGTTGGCAGAAGGAGTGATCTTATGGCGCTACAGCCGATCTATCACCGAGCCACCATTCTCTTCACAGGGAAAGGCGAATCACTCACAAGCGCTGAACTCGAAGCTAAACTTCGCGAAGCGCTAGGGGCTAAGTACACCGATGTGATTGTGGAAGAATTCGAAGAACCCGAATACGGCGATCCTACAGATCTTTAGAGGAGTAATCAATGAGCATCATCAAGTTGTTGGCCGATTTCCCCAACTACTCGGCCCGAAAGGTCCGGAGGTTGGCTAAGCAGATCTCCCTGGTGCAGCGTCTTTCGGAGATGGTGGCATTGGGGCAAGAGACCGGTGTTCTCAAAGGCATCGAAGCTGATCTCCTCGAGTTCAATTTGCTCCAGGCTAAGACCGAGGAGCAGTTGAACGATGATCTGGCCCATCCGGACCTCCAACCGAAGGTTCGTGAATGGTGGGGGCATCGGACTGAACTTCCGAATACTTTGGAAGAAGCTCACGACTGGATCAACGACATGTTGGACCAGTGGAAGCAGATGGCTGAGAACATGGGATTCAGGGAGTTCCAGGATCCTGAAGTTCTCCTTGAGCGGGCCAAGTGGGCGGCTCCGGAGCAAGGGACGAGCCTGCAGCACCGGAACGTCTGTCCTACAGCCGCTGCGCGAAAAGCCGTCGATCTAGTGTTCGACTGGGTGAATCAGATGAATGGACCGATGCCTGGTCATGTGATCCCCTCAACGAACGAGGTCCGGAACAAATGCAATGATATCATCAACGGCCAGAGCTTCTACACCGACCGGATCATCATTCCGGCCAAGCCCTATCCGCAAGATTCCCTTCCTCTGGACAAGCCCGAATGATCACCACCGGCCCATTCAACCAGTGCATCAAGACTGGCCTCTACTTCTCACTAGGCAATGACGACCGAGTTTTCACCGGCGATCTGTTTTATAACTTCGCCACTCGTGAATTCCAAATCCGAGGCATTCCGGCTTTCAATGGCGTGATGTCACACGTTCTCCCTAAGACTGAACGAGGCCCTGTGGCCATCCATGTGTACATTCCACAGGTTCTCGAGGCTGCTGTGAGAGATGAGAATGGTCGGTATATCGATCTTCGATTCCTGACAGCGAAGATTTCTCAGCAATTCATGGTCTGGATCGAAGAGTGGTATTCTCAACGATCCGTGATCGAGACTATTCTCCAAACCTGGCAAATCGAGAGGAATCTCGTATGGCTACGCAGCTGAGTGAACCGGAACTGGATCAAGCCATAGGCCAAGAACTCTGTAAAGGGCCTAGGAGCTTCGTGTCTAAGCACATCACACCAGTTCCAACCAATGAAGCTCGATATCGGGAATTCCGAGATTTGCTAGATCCTGATCCTATCGAACATTCTTTCATAGTCACCGAAGGACTAGCTATCCGATGGGGCATAGTGGCGAAGTTCAAGGATCCTGGATCAAAGCAGTGTACAACCGAGGTTTAAAGTGATACAATATCAATTGGGGAATAACATGCCTCTCGATGCAATTTGGATCAAGCCCGACGGATCAAAGCAGAACGTTAGGATCTGGGGCTTCTCCACAGCTTCAATCGGCGATGGGCCTGGTTTCAGACCTGTAGCTATCGTATCCGAATGCCACAATGGCGCTATGCGCTATGTGGAACTTAAATTCCTGGAGATGAATCAATGAAAGGCGCCAGAAAGGCTATGCGAAAGTTCAAGGCGGAAAAGAAGGCCCTGAGCTACAAGATTGCTCGGGATTCTGGCGGCGGGGCGAGGGAGCGTGAGCGCCGACGTATTGGCGGGTTTTGGACGCTCCATCACCCGTTGTTCCCTGGGGACAAGCCCAATGGCATTCGATAATCCCAACGTCATAAACCGGTTTGGAAAGAGCCAAGCCGCCAGCATGTGGACCCAAGCGGCAGTGAACATGGCGCTTGATAGGCGGGAAGAATTTCGGATCTACTTCCCTGTATATGGCACCTATGTGTGCCATTACATTGACCCAGTTTCTGGTCTCGCCTACGCTGAAGAACACTCTGTGAATTGACTTTAAGTGGCTGGCTTCTTATAAACGGGAATCGGATTATCCACTCCGTATAATTCGATTTTATCTCCACCATCCGAGGTGCCGTGACCGGTGGAGCCAGCCACTTAATCCTAAGAGTAATTTGAAGAGCGCATAGAGGCAGTATTTCCTCGTCATCCAATATAGATTGGGCGCTCTTTAAATTACTTTTCGGTATGCATTCAGACTACCAGATGCGCTCTGAATAGTTAGATGGCATACCAGCCCGTAGGCTACTGCGCACTAGGTGAAGTAATGAATCAGAGCGTATCCAGAGCGGAGCTATTGGCCAAGGCTAAAAGAATCAAAAAGTCTAAACCTAAATTCTGCTTTGGCAAATATAACGGCAAAACGCTAGACTGGGTGGCAGAGAATGACCCTCAGTATATCCTGTGGGTAAGCAATAATGTCAGTAGTCAATATTGGCCAGTAGGCCTACGGGATGTCGCTGTCACAGTTGATCCAGACGATGACCCAGAGATAGATCCATTCTCTGAAGATTTCGGGAATTTCCATGAGTAACTTTCGACAGAGACCGCCAGCTCCTCCGATCTTCAATGCCGAAGTCAAATACGACTTTAATCGGCATGAGGTCGAGCAAATGATCCGAGATCATGCAGGATTGCCGGATGGCGTAGTCGAGTGGGATATCTCAAATCGAGGCCAAGTCCGAGGCGTGTCCATTAAAGCCCGGCGAGTAGAGATTAAAGGATAGTCATGAAGCTCAGTGCAACGCATTTGAGGTTCATGGTCAATTTCACAAATCTGGCTATCTCACCCTCTGTGAGAAACCCAGGGACTGTCAGAATTAATGTGCTCGACAGTATTGTGCTCACCATCATAGCTCTGTATATGATGAATGATTCTGAAGCACTGTTGGCTATGCAAGCTGCATTGGGAAATGAAGATCCAAGAGTTGCTGAAGCCTGGAATAATCTGTATGATTCCATAGTGATTAGGAATAATATACAGATTAAACAGGAAAATATTGACGTTAACGATCTCATAAGGAAATTGCAATGATTTCAGCCAAGGTGATTCGTGATAGTAAGAGTGCTCATACAGGGGCTCGAATCGTTACGATGGTTTTGAACTATCCTCGATTCGTGCATGCTGAATTCATGACTCATCGAGTCTTTAGTCGGAATGCCAGTAGCTCAAGGGCTGTTCCCATCACGAAGCAAATCGAGATGGTGCAACGTCAACCGGTCATGCCGATCGAGTGGGGTAGCAATAAGCCGGGCATGCAGGCTGGCCAAGAGCTCGATACGGCACATAAGTCTGCGGCTCAGAATCAGTGGATTCTGGCTATGAATGATGCCGTGGAACATGCAAAGAAATTGCGAGATCTTAATGTCCACAAGCAAATCGTAAATCGACTGCTTGAGCCCTTCGCAAGCATCACAGTGATCGTAACGGCCACGGATTGGGGCAACTTCTTCAATCTTCGCATTTCTCCTTTGGCTCAGCCTGAAATCAGAGAGCTGGCCATTAAGATGCGAGATGCGATGGATAAATCCATCCCAGTTATTCTGCATCAGCATGAGATTCATACGCCCTTTATCACTGATGAGGAGATGGCCGCACTCGATCCGACCATGGTGATGATGGTGTCGGCGGCGAGGTGCGCTCGGGTATCGTACATGAATCATGATGGCACGAATCCCGACATCACGAAGGATCTCGTGCTCGCTGAAAAGCTTCGGAAAGACAAGCACGCCTCTGTGTTTGAACATCAAGCTATACCTATGACCATTGACCAAATGGTCCGGGCTGGAGGGAGGTCCAGGAATTTCAGGGGATGGTACCAACATCGAGCTATCCTGGGGCTCTGATCAGGGGATCCAAATTATAAATTACCCCTGAAATAATACACGTGGTATAATATAGAATTGGACTCAGCCATCCGGCCAGATGGCATTGGCGCCCCGAGGATGAACCTCGGGGCCGCTATTTTCGGGGTCCAATTCGAGTCCAACAAGAATCTGGGGACCCCAACTCATGGAGCAGGAGATCCTCTCCTTCGCGTCGAGATTTGCGCGAGAGGGCTACTACGTATTTCCGTTTTACGCATCCAATAAAGGGCCGCAAAAGCCATTCGGCTGGGCCCGGAACAATCCTACCGATGTTCCGAAAGAAAAGATAATTTCGGCCACTAACGACGTCGATGTCGTTATGATGTGGCCGGAACTCGTTTCCCAAGGCTACAATGGGGCCAAGCTTGCAGGCTATGGCGTACTGGGAATCGAATGTGTCATCTTTGACCTGGACACTAAAAACGGTAAAGATGGCGTAGGTAATTTCAAGAAACTTCAAGCCAAGTTCAAGATCCCGCCGCCGGCTCTGGTCGTGAAGACCAAGTCCGGCGGTTATCATCTGTACTACGCCCGTCCTGAAAAGCTTAAGAGCGTGGCCATTAAGACAGTGGCCAACCTATCTGTGATGGGCTCTTCTTATGAGGGCGTAGACGTTCGTGGCGATGGGGGCATGGTGGTTGGCCCTATCGGTGAAGGGACCGAGGAAACTTGGAAACCAGGTCTTTACCAAATCGTTAAGGGCGATCCGAAGGTCGAACTTACGGCCATTGATACGACTTTAGCTTCAGCCATGGCTAAATCAGCCATGAATCTGGATAGTCCTAATGCCATGCTGGCTCAGCAGGACTCCATGGATGAGCTGGACATTCTGAAGCGTGGCGAGATCCCGCCTAAGCTCAGTAATGGCAATCGAAATAATGGCTTTTATCTGTATCTGAATGCCCTTAAGAATAAGGGATTCTCTGCCGATACAGCCCGACGCTATGTCCAAGAACTCGTAAAGGTTACGGAAAATCCGGCTACATTGGCTGATTCAGTCGATGTGGAGGACATGATCTCTCGCATCTGGAAGGTTGACTCTAACAACCCGTATGATGTGTGCCGAGATTTGATCGATAGCGGTCTGTATAGGTTGACTGCCTATAGGAGCAAGCTGATGTATGTGATTCTCAATGAGAATCCGTATATCGAATCAAGGTCGCCTCACGATCTTCCAAGCATGAAGCAGCTCATGGCTCGCTATGCCAGGAAGATGGTTGATCCATCAGGCAAATCCAAAGTCGTAAATCCGGCGGACGCAATTGACGCGTTTATTACGCCAGACAGGGAAGTGTCCACTATTGGCTTTAAGCCAGGTGCTTCGGAAATCTTCACTCTCACCGAGGCGTATGGTGGCCGAAAGTATCTCAACACTTGGGACGATCCCAGAAAGCATATCAATGATCAGAACGTTGACCCAGTATACTGGGAAAAGTTCAAGTTCATTGTAGGCCGAATTTTTGGACCAGAAGGAAGTACCGAATATCAGTTGGGGCTGGATTTCCCAGCATGGATTTTGCAAAGGCCTGGCATTAAGCCGGTCATTGCACCGTTCATTATGTCGCGTAACCGAGGCGCTGGTAAGTCCATGTATCTATGGCTCCTCAGCCAGATATTCGGATATAACCTGACTGGTGAACTTCAAGCTCGACAATATAAGGTCGATGAGATCGAAGGAAGGTTCTTCAATCCATCTGGATCCAGTCTTCTGATATTCGATGAGGTGCAATTCCCGGTCCACAGGAATATGCGTCAGGAATCGGCCAATTTCTGGAAGCATCTCAAGCCACTGGTAACTCAGGACACCATCCCAGTGGAGTACAAGGGTGGCGATGTAGGCGTACAGCAGCCGAACTTTGCTGGCATAGTGATGGCCGGTAATACTGGCAACAACTTCCCTGTGGAAGAATTCGATCGCCGTATCTGGCTGATAGACAATGACCCGCCTGAACTGGAGGAGGGGGTTGTCGATGAATTCTTTGCGATGCAAAAGGGCTTGATTTCTAGGGATGAGAAACGCAAAATTCTGAATAGCCTGATGGCTGGGTTGAATGATCACAAGATCAAACTTCCTCTGGATCGCATGCGCGCTCCGATGAATGAGATCAAGCGTGAAATGTTCATGAATACTCTGTCTGATCTGGAAGAATTCTGGATCACGCATTTTGAGAATGAGCATAATCTCATGAGTCGTTCTCCAGTGCATAGCAGATCTAGTATCATTTACCTCATCAGTATTTCTGATAGGTTGAGCCAGCGTTGGCGCGAAGAGCCTGAAGGCACCTTCCGAGAACTTAAGCGGCGTGGCTTGATTCAACCTATTCGTACTCGTGGTAACAACTATCAGACTCGTAACATTCGTGGAGTGCCGATTGTTACGCTGGATGGTAGAGTCATGCAAGATGGCGAAGGGCGAGATGTTTTGTATACGGTTAGAGATCATGGCAGTATGAATAACTCGTCCAATGACGAACTTCTGCAAGCCTATATTTCTAACATAAACGGCATTAGCACCTGGCGAAAGGCGCAGATCGAAAATCGTAAAACTCAAATTGCGGGCCAGCTGTAATCCAGGTGTACAATTAGACAAAAATGTGATAATATAATCAGACGTAATATCACTAACTGGCTGGAGTGACATGAGTATCTATGCCCTTGACATTGAAACTGAATCAACTGATCCCAGTATGCGGCAATTTGCTGCGCTGCAGCCCTGGCGCCTTAGACAGGGAAAGGCTAGGATCACTTCAGTAGCGGTGTGCCAGCCGGATGACTCGGTCATTCAGATTGTGAATGATGGCAACGAGGCAAAGTGGCGAGGGACTTTGACTGACTTGCTCATGGATTTGCGTGGGCAGGTAGTGTACGCTCATAACACCTTGTTCGATGTGGCTTGGATGATAGCCAATCTCCAACCGAATCGGATGGGCGATATTCCGAATTCTATTCAGGATATCCAGTGGCGGGATACGAGTCTTATCTGCAAGTGGCTGATCAATGGTCAAAAAGCAGAGACTTGCCGGTTTAGCTACTCTTTGTTGAACCTGGTGGCCACATTTCTTCCAAATCATCCAATGACCCCCTTCTTCATCAAGATGAAGACCGAAGGTGTTGCGCCAGGCGATAACCCAGAATACTGGCAGAAGCGTGGTGAGATGGACGCCATTATGACTCGGGCATTGGCGGAATTTTTCCAAGCCAAGATGGACCCTGCCCAACGTAAGGGATTCATTACCGAGCAGAAATGCATCGTACCTGTGGCCAATAGCTGGATCATGGGCATCCGCGTTGATCAAGCCCAGGTCAAGAAAAACGAAATTCATTTCTTATCGGTCAGAGCCGAAGCGGCTAAAAAGCTCGGTGTTGACAGTGATATCTTTACTAGCACCAAGCGGCTGCCTCAGCTCATTTTCGGACAGTGGGGACTTCCTGTTCTGGAGCGTACGCCTACAGGTAATCCAAAGTGTGACTCTGATACCATCAAGTGGCTGGCGTATCAGATGCGAGAAGCTTCCAACGAAGAGATGGCTATTAAGCTGGAGACCATCATCGAAGCGAAGCAAGCCGCCACACTGTATTCGAAATATGTCAAGTCCATGTATGAGGCATTGGAGCATACTGGCGACGGATATATTTACCCTGCACCTCGAATCTTCGGCACCTATACCGGTCGGTTTACGTACTCCAGTACGACCAATGGTCGAGATTTTGAGGAAGACAAGGGCAAGAAATTCAAGACTTCCATTGCGGCTCATCAAATCCCTCGAAAGGATAAGATGATTCGATCAAGTCTCATTGCCCCAGATGGCTATGAGATCTATGAAGCTGACGCCTCTGGTCAGGAATCTCGTCTTATGGCTATTCGTAGCAATGACGAGATGATGATTCAGATTTTCGCCAAGGGTATGAACTTCCACAGTATGACTGGCGCTTCCATCATCGGTATGGATTACGATGATTTCCAAGAAGCGTACTACAAGGAAGGCGATAATGGTGGTTACCACACTGAGCAGCGTCAATTGGGCAAATTGACCAACCTCAGTTGTAACTACCGAATTGGCGGAAAGGCGCTGGCCAATAAGGCCTACCTGGAATACGATACCTATTTGACTGTTAACACAGGCGTATTCCTGGTCAACACCTTCAATCGCACCTATAAGGGTGTTCCACAGTACTGGGAAGACGTTGTTTGGGAAGCCAAACAGAATGGCTATACCGAAACGTTTAGCAAGCGTAGGTATAAGCTCAGTGACTGGAACACTCATCGGTGGATTACCGAGTCTTCTGCCATCAATGTCCCTATTCAGGGAGCTGGCGCGGACATGAAGGAAATCGCTATTCTGGAAACCTTTGAAAAGGTGCCAGAGGCAAAGTTCCTTCTTGACTTGCACGATGCTAATTTCTTCTATGTGCCCTCTGATCAGGCTAAGGAATTGCATAGCAGACTCGATGATGCCCTTAACACCATCGATTACTCTACGTATTGGGGCTTCGAGCCGGTAATTCCTCTGCCGTATGAATCCAAGCGTGGTAAGACTTTTGCCGAAGTGAAATAAGGAGAATAGACATGGGAATTGCTCTCAGCTGGAGCCGACTGTCCGATTACAACCAGTGCCCTCTCAAGTTCAAACTCAAGTACATTGAGAAGGACAAGATGTTTAAGGAGGATGTGAGTGCTAGCCCGCATCTCATCCGAGGCAGCAATGTGCATAAGGCTCTGGAAAACTATGTGATCCAGAAGCAATCGAATGGCGAAATGCCAGTTAAGATCACTTCGCTTCCTGAAGTGGAAAACACCAAGCCTTTCGTGGATCGGTTTCTGGAAAACTACACTGTGGTGATCCCTGAAACCCAGATCGCTATCGACAAGAACTGGAATCGCGTTGAGTGGTTCTCCAAGGACGCCTACTACAGGGCGATTCTTGACCTTATCGCCATTCGGAAGTCGGACGTTGCCATCATCGACTACAAGACTGGCAAGATGCGTGACTACGACGGCGGCCCTACCGGTAAAGGTCAGCTCCATTTGTCGGGCGCCATCAGCCTGAGTCTGTGGAAGGATATTCCTGAAGTCAGTACCACCTATGCCTATGTGGATCACAGGCAGACTGTCTCTAAGAAGTTCTCTCAGGATGATCGAGAAGATCTGGTCAAGCACTTCGACAGTGAGTATGACAAGGTCAACTCGGATAAGGACTTCAAGCCCACTGTAAACGAGTTCTGTAAGTGGTGCCCTGCAACCCGGGCGATGTGCCCTTACTCCAGGAAGATCTGATATGATCATCGTAAAAGAGATCGAGGGTGTCAAATACGAAGGTGTGCTGCAAGGTGACTTGGCGGCAACGGGCGAGGTGCAACAATTCGAGATCGTTGTGTATGATCCCGAACGTAAAGGCGGTCGATTCAGAGCGTATCTGAGCCCCAAGGACCAAGTACCCATGCACCATGTTTCCATTGGTGTGCTAGCTATCAAGTAACAAAGGTAGCTACTTCAAACATACTCAGAGCGCTCTGAATGCGCTCTGAGTATGTCGCTAGGTAGCTAGCCAGTAGGCTACTGCGCACTAGTAAGTAAGTTAATTCAGAGCGCTCCGGAGTATATCATGGCGGATCTGGTTAAGTTGAAAGGCCCGAAACTTGATGATAATGTCGAGAATACTTTTCGAGTAGCTCGACAGAATGCTCTCAATATGAAGGCCACAGGCGTTATAATCATGGTCATCCATGATGAAGATCAGTCCATTGTCTATAATGTGCATGCTCAAGGCTTGAAAAATAGTCAAGTTATAGGCTACATGGAACTGGGCAAATCCCAAGTTTACGAGAGAATGTTCGATGTCTAGTACACCTGAGGGCAAGGTGAAGGATTGGCTTTATGGCTCGAAACAAAAGCCAGGCAAACTCTTCCAATACTTCCCAGGCGCGTGGGTTTACAAGCCGCCAGGTGGTTTCTTCGGAAGAGCTGGAACGGCGGATTGCATTCTTTGCTGGAGAGGAATCTTCGTTGCCATTGAAATCAAGGCTGCGTACGAAGATGGAGGTAAAGAGCCTACAGCTCTACAACTACGCAGTCTCCGCGACGTCATTTCTGCAGGCGGCGTGGGTGCGGTTCTCCGAGGAAAAGATGAGCAGCGGTTGGCTGCCATCAAAACCGCAGTTTTGGATAAACTCAAGGCGATCCAAGATGAGTCTGAGAGTACCTTTCGCTGAATATGCCTGGCCTTCTAAATCGAAGGATTTCAAACCTTTTCAGCATCAAATCCAATCTGTAATTTTCCTGCTTCAAAACAAGCGGGCGTATAACTTTTCGGACCTTGGCACCGGTAAGACTATGTCGCACCTGTGGTGTGCTGACTTTCTTCAGGTCAATGACAAGGTTAAACAGGTTCTAATCATCAGTCCCCTAAGCACGATGCAGTCGGTTTGGGGATCTGAGATTTTTCTCAACTTCCCTCACAGGAAGTACCGAATTGCCCATGGGGATAGAGCCAGCAGAATTGCGGCTATTAACTCCAAAGCCGACTATATCATCATCAACCATGATGGCATCGCTATCGATGAGGTCGAAGACGCGATCATCCGAAAGATTAGGTCGGGGGACATAGGACTAATCATTGTCGATGAGCTCACCGCCTTTAAGAAGCACACTACCAAACGATCCAAGGCTATGCAGCGTATCGAGCGGGCCGCAGGTTTGCAGGTAGGCCTACATGGAATTACCGGTGCACCTACACCAAATAGTCCTACTGAGGCTTTCGGCCAGGCTAAGATCGTTAACCCGTATGTAAAAGGCATGCCCAAGTACTTCAAGCAGTTCCAACAGTCTGTGGAGTATCAGGCCGCGCCTTATATGTGGTTCCCTTTGCCTAATGCAGATGAGATAGTCAATAAAATCCTGCAGCCCGCTGTAAGATTTAAGCGAGATGACTGTATCGATATTCCTGAGTGCCAGTATATCGAGAAAGTTATCGAGTTTACGCCAGAACAAAAGGCCATCTACAAGCAAATGAAAGACGATTTGCTTGTAGAGTATTCGCAGGGTGAAATTACTGCCGTTAATGCGGCGGTTAAGATGAGCAAATTGCTTCAGATTGCAGCTGGCTCGGTCAAAGATGACAATGGCAATGTGATGCAAATTGACTCATCCACTAGAGATGAGGAGCTTTGGGAGATATTCGAGCAGACAGGCAAGTCTAAACTCGTGGTATTTTCGGCATTTAGGGCTAGCATTAGTCATCTCGAAGAGTTCTTTAGAAAACGAGGTGTCAAGGTGGCATCGATTCATGGTTCTGTGGATCATGATTCTAGAGCTCAATACATTCGGGATTTCCAGGATGAGGATCTCCAGGTCCTGGTAATTCAGCCACAAAGCTCCGCTCACGGCATCACACTGACGGCCTCTAATGTGATAGTATGGTATTCGCTGGTTCCATCCGGTGAAATCCATATTCAGGCAAATGGTCGCATCACTCGAGCAGGCCAAAAGCGAAAGCAATTGATCTACTACTTCATTGGCTGTAAAGCTGAACAGCGTATTCTGAAGCTGCTTCAAGATAAAGGTGATATGAGTCACCGTGTCCTGAACCTGTTCGAAGAGATCTAAGTCCAAAATTAAAACGGTGTACAATCTATCTCACTGGCTGTACAATATTCATAGTTGATCGATGGAGCATATCATGCCGGTGCAATATCCACACGTTCCTGATTTTGATCAGGACATTAACTTCAGCACAATCGATGATGCCATTAATGTATACGTGGCCACTCGTGATGAGTTGGCGGCTGAACGTAAGGCCTATAACACGTATGAGGCGAAAGCCAAGAATTACATGGATCGCATCGAAATGTTCATCAAGAACAAGGCTGATGAAATCGGTGTGGATAGCTTCAAGACTAAGTCCGGCACAGCTTACCGTACGGTCAAGACTCAGTACCGAGTTGGTAACTGGGATGCGTATGTGGAATGGCTCATTAAAACCGGCAACTTCCAATGCTTGGAAAAGCGTGCGGCTAAGAACGCCGTCAAGGAAGTACATGATGAGACCGGGGAGATTCCACCAGGTCTTGAATATGTGGCGGAAATCAGCTTCGATGTTCGGAGGCCGAGCAAGTGAAGCATCCTATCACAGGGCTCGATTACGAGCAACGTCGTCCGGGGATTGATGCATTGATGAAGGAAATTCGGGAGAAATACCCGAATATGCCTGAAGATAATGTCATCGCTCACGCCAAGGAGCTTTGGCACGAGTTGAATGATAAGTGAGTTTGCTCCGGGCCTATAGCTCAATGGTCAGAGCAGAGGACTCATAATCCTTTGGTTCTAGGTTCGAGTCCTAGTGGGCCCACCAATTAGCGTCTATAGCTCAGCTGGATAGAGCACCGGCCTTCTAAGCCGGGAGTCACAGGTTCGAATCCTGTTAGACGCGCCAAGATTTCGGGGTATAGCGCAGTCTGGTAGCGTGCCTGCTTTGGGGGCAGGATGTCGGGGGTTCAAATCCCTCTACCCCGACCAAAATCCTAGGGACGCCTAGGTTATCCATGACACGGTGTCATGGGTCTTTCTCTGGAGATTCAAATGTCGAAACAAGAGATTGCCATTCCCGAACATCTCAGGAAGTATCTGAGCAACCCGGCGGCATCGTCCGATGCGGATTCGATGGCATCAGCCAGTGTCTCGATTCCTCGTATCAGCCTGAAAGGTCGTAAGTTCCGACTGATCGAAGGTGGCGAGGAAATTCGGAAGCCCGCCGATGAGCTGCATGTGGTGATTCTGGCTGTGGAGCCAGGTGCAGGGCTGATGGCCAAGACGTACTACGAAAAGGGCTATCAGAGTGGTGACAGCTCTCCGCCGGATTGCTCCAGCTCCAATGGCATTACGCCGGATCCCTGGGTGTCCAGTCCTGTTTCCGCCAAGTGCAATGGCTGCCCGAAGAACATCTTCGGTTCGGCCACTAGCCGAAGTGGCGGTAAGGCCAAGGCCTGCAAGGACAGTAAGCGCCTGTGGGTGGTGGAGCCGGACAATATCAATGGCACGGTCTATGCTTTGGGCATCCCGGTCACTTCGCTCAAGGCCATGGCTGAATACGGAGCGATGCTGAAAACCAATGGCATTCCCACTGCTGCGGTCATCACCAAGCTGTCCATGAAGGACACTGAATTCCCGGAACTGCTTTTCGACTTCGTGGGTATTCTCGAACAGAATACCATGGACGCAGCCATGTTGCGTAATGAAAAGAAGGACTGGGATTTGAAGCAGTCTGGCCCGATGTTGGAGCATGACAACAGTGCGGGTACTCCGCTCCAAGCTCCGGGTGCTGCCCAGCTTCTGGAAGCCGATAAGGCGCCGGGTAAGGCCCTTTCGGCAGATGAAGCTGTGAATCACTGGTAATATCCAGCACCCTCTTCGGAGGGTGCTTTTAGAGAGGTTCAGCAGTCCCCCTAGGCTGTAACAGAAATGTTCTGAGTTACCGGCTCAGTTGAACCTCTCTAAAAGCATCCACGACAGGAGTTCCACCACATGAAAAGCCTGGCCATTAGCCTGGGTCACAACAGCTCCGCCGTCCTTATCGAGGATGGTCAGATTATCGCTGGTTTCGAGGAGGAACGGTTCTCCGAAATCAAGGCAGACTCTGTGTATCCGCAACAGAGTATCGAGGAGTTGAAGGCAAGATACAAGCTCCCTAAGGATACCAATGCCTTTATCGGGCACTGGTTTTTGGATGCATCGCTGCCTCCTCCGAATAAGTACTGGAATCCGATTCATCTTCGGAGTCTCTTTCCCAATGGTGAAGTTGAATCTCTTTCTGCAGACTTCACTCACCATCACAGTCATCTGGAATCAGCGAGGGTTTTCGCTGGTTCGGACTGGCCAAAGAAGTACCATGCTGTAGTGGCTGATGGTTTCGGTAACTACGGCGAATGCATCACTGTATACGAAGTTGACCATGGCTCGTATAAGGTGCTGCATCGAGTTTTTGGATTTGAAAAATCTCTTGGCATGCTGTACCAGTATGCCACTGCATTCATGGGTATGAAAATGCATAACCATGAATACAAGATGCTGGCTTACGAAGTGCACATTCCAGAAGTGCTGGATTGGCACGAAATCCAGTATCTCAAGGAACTGGTTCTGGAAACGGCTCACAGGTATCTCCAAGAAAACCGTAGAGCTCCGATCACCAACAAGTTCGATCCAGTAACTGACATTTCGGCATTGGGCAACGTGCAAATTAGCATCAATGCCATGCTCTCTGATATGTTGAAGAAGTTGAATGTCAGTTACTCCGACACCTACAAGATGCGCGTGGTGACTTCGTACTTCGTGCAACATGTGGTTGAGTCGGTTATCTCTGGCGTTATTTCGATGTTCCAGCCGACCAATCTTTTGGTGGTTGGCGGACTGTTCTACAACGTCAAGATCAATCACATTCTGGCTAACTCTGTCAGTGGGCGCTTCTGTGCGATGCCCCTGGCTGGTGATCAAGGTGCGGCCATCGGAGTCTATCAGGGATACGTTGGTGATCTTCAGTGGCCAGGTCATTTGGCTTGGGGCGATCGAGATTTGATTTTCAATGATGAAGATTTGCCAGCAGGCGTCGTACTGGTCGATTCCGAAGAGCAAGCGCTGGCTGTGATTCGGAAGGAACTTAGCACCACAGGGTGGGTCAATCTTGTTCGAGGCAAGATGGAATATGGTCCTCGGGCACTTTGCAATACCAGCACGATTGCTCTTCCAAACCTGGAGACTACCGCCCGGATTAACCAGGCCAATAACCGGACCATGGAAATGCCCATGGCTCCAGTTATGACCAAAGATCAGGCCGACGAATACTTCCATGGCTGTGATAAGATTCACAAGTCACTGGAATACATGATCACCACTCGGGCTTACAAGCCTGGGATGGCGGAGCAGGTTCTCGGGGCTGCTCACTTCTACCCCGAGGAGAATGTGTACACTGGACGTCCTCAGATAACAGCAGACCCAATGATGGTCGCATTGCTGAATGAATACGGACCCTTGGTGAACACCAGTTTCAATTTTCATGGTGTACCCATCGTCAGAAGTCCGGACCAGATCTTGCGTACTCACATGGCGCAAAGAGCTCAGGCTCCAGACTTCAAGGCCCTTACCGTAATCATAAGAGGTTAACATGTCTAATCCATCTACCAAGCGCCCATCGATCGATAACCTGTTCGTGAACCAGGTCCACCAGTTCAATGTGGACGTGATCGGCATTGGAGATCGAGAAATCGGCCTCCTAAATTCGAAAGAACTCGAATATGCCATCAAGGCCATCGACGAAGAGAAGCAGGAATTCTTCCAGGCCCATCACCAGCAGGACGTCATCGGGGCGGTGGACGCCGTGATCGACCTGATGTACTTCAGCCTGGGCTTCCTCTCCAGAATGGGACTGTCTCCTGAACAGATTTCTGGATGCATGACGGCTGTGCACATGGCCAATATGCGTAAGCAGGCCTCCAAGAGTATGTCTAAGCGAGTTGATGGTGTTGCCGATGCCGCCAAGCCCGAAGGGTGGACCGGTCCGGAAGAAGCCATCGCCGAGATCCTTGGGGGCTAACTTGGCCATCATAGTCGAAGGCTTCGACAACAGCGGCAAGAGTACTCTTGCCGCTTCTTTTGGTCTCGAAATAGTCCATCCTGGACCGAGGCCTTCCACATGGCAGGACGTCCTAAAATGCCTGGACAATCAATTAGCCATGTGTCATCGACCGATTGTAATGGATCGAGTAACCTCGATTAGCCAGCCTTGCTATACTGGCAAGTACGATCCAATTTACGCCCAATATTTGAATGGGATGCTCAGCACGCAAAATTGCGTGCTGATCTACTGTAGACCTCCTATTCAAGTTATTCGGGACTTCAGCCGACATGTGCCTAAGTCTTACGACGATGAAGCCAAATTGAAGTGGCTTATGGCTAACGTCGATCAAATCGTGGATCGATACGATAGTTATATGGCCTGCTTCCCTCACAAGGTGTGGGATTATACGTGTGCAGACATGCGTGTATTCTATGATGCGGTTGACTCTCTGTCATTTCAAGGAGCCTGGGAAAAGTGGACGCATATGAATCGGCGATAATGCGAGCTAACCTATCCACATTGGCTAGTCTGATGGCTAGAACTATGGCGGAAGGGATTGAATTGAAACCTCGAGGATCTCTTATTCGAGAGATCCGAGATGCTCAAATCACCATACATCCTCAGTATCCCTTCCAGGGATTCAAGAGTCGTAAATACAGCCTCGACTATTTCAAAGCAGAGATGCTGTGGAAGCTCGGGGCTTCGAAGTACGATGACAGCATCAAGGCACATGCTAAGATGTGGGAGTCAGTTCAGAACCCCGATAAAACCTTCAACTCCAACTACGGCCAGTACTGGTTCGGTCAACAGATGGGCTTGATGAAGGCTGTGATGGAGCTCATCCGAGATCCAGATTCCAGACGAGCCTCAATCCCAATGCTTACTGACGCCCACCTCAGTCCGGAAACTGTGGATACGGTGTGCACTGAGGCTGTAACGCTTCACATCAGACATAACCGACTCTACATGTCCGTCCACATGCGGAGCTCCGACCAGATCTTCGGGCTGGGTACCGACATCCCAACCTTCTCAGTACTTCTTATGTTGGCACATGGACTGCTGTCCGCCAACTACCCTAGCCTGCAAGTAGGCACGATTACCATTACAGCTGCTAGCTCTCATATTTATGAGAGGCATTTTGAGATGGTTAGGAATATCCTCCAAGAGAGTATTTCCGATTACGACCATGTAAGACTGCCTCAGTGCTCTAGTATCGATGAAGCGATGGCCATTATCGCCCACAGAGGTAAAGCCTCCGAATCCAAGTCCAGAGCTTGGCACCTGTATAGGTTCATTTATGGCTAACAGACCTTCAATCGATGTCTACATGATGGGGCTTGCTATGATGGCGGCCTCTAGAGCAACCTGCTCCCGGAGGGCAGTGGGTTGCGTCCTGGTCAATTCGCTTAATCATGTCATCTCCACAGGTTACAATGGTCCGCCAAGGGGCATGGCGCATTGTAATTCGGAGTTGTGTCCTGGTATGAATGCAGCGTCTGGAACATTCTTGGACGGATGCGCGGCATTACATGCGGAATGGAATGCGTTGCTTCAATGCCACGATTCCAACGAAATATCCAAGTGCTATGCCACGTCGCAACCTTGCTTCTCATGCACCAAGATGCTGTTGAATACAAGCTGCCAAGAGATCGTGTACCTACATCCATATCCCCATCCTATGGCGGAGCGTATGTGGATAGGCGCAGGCCGGTCAATTAGCATGCTACCAGCTGAACAAGTTAATGAGCTCAAAGAGCTCTTTCGAATGATGTCTGAACGCTCTGATAGCGCTCTGACATCGCCACGACGCAGCTAGCCAGTAGGCTACTGCGCACTAGTAAGTAAGTTAATTCAGAGCGCATAGGAGATTACCTCAATGGCAACCAAGAAGACTGAAAAGCATACTTCTAAGAAAGGCGGCAAAGGCGGATACTCGTACAGCGTCAATCTGAAATCGCCTTCTAAAAATCCGGCTGATCGGTTGACCGCGAAACAAACGGCTAGGAAGGAAGCCAAGAATACGGTTGTTCAGATTGGCAGAGCCCGGCCGACCGACGTCGAGTTTCCGATCCGGGTCTCGAAGAAGACCAGAGAAGGTCTGCTCAAGATGGCAGATGGTAACGGCGTGGTCAAGATCACGGAAGAGGATCTGATGACCGCCGTAAAGAATTACCTTCGCCCCAAGGCCGAAGAGATCATGCGGACCGATCTCGGCGATGGTTCTGAAATCCGCGTCTACAAGGGCGAAGCGGATCCTCAGTGCACCACCACTCCGTCCTGTAAGGCCGAAGCCCCTAATATTTTTCACTTCAAAGGGTGTGAATCAATCCCAATTGCTGAAGTCGGTATTGTGAATGAGGGCAATAAAATTTTTTCTGAGATCCCTTTCGATCCGTCAAAGGCCGAATCCTCTCCAAAAATCCTGGACATCGCCAAGGAAATCATCCATGGGGATCGAGAACAGGCCTATGGTGATCCACGGTTTAATCTTGACACGATCGCACAACTGTGGTCGGTTTACCTGCAGCGACTCTTCTACAGTTGGGGAATCGATGGCGCGGAGCTCAAGGCGGAAGACGTGTCTCAGATGATGATCCTTCTGAAGACCGCCAGACTTATCCACAACCCGACCCACAAGGATAGCCTGGTGGATCAGGCGGGTTACGCGGCCTTGCAGGGGCGTATCAACGGCCTGTAATTTTATCTGTGTACAACCTAGTGGCCAGATGGTATAATATACCTCTGGCCACTATACTAGGAGATGGGGAGATGCCTGAAATTAGGCTGTATAGGAAAAATGCAAATAGCATTGGAACCTGGCGTATATGGAATGAAGGGGCTACAATCCATATTGCCCATGCCACAGTGATAGGTGGTTCGGAGGTCCGCCACAGGGAGGAGGTCTCGACTAATTTGTCTGGTCGATCTATCGAGGAGCAAGTGGCTTTGAGAATTAAAAGCCGTGTATCTCGAATGAAGGACAAGGGCTATAAGGACACTGAGCAAGAGGCCATCGCTTGCTCTGGAAATCAGCTTGGCCTCGATCGACCGATGCTGGCTCATCCCATTGAGCGAGTATCTTCAGTCAATTACTCAGGCGCGGTACTCCAGAAGAAACTCGATGGCCACCGATGCCTGATCACTTGTCAGGAAGGTGAGATCATCGCCTACTCTCGGCAGGGCAAACGCATCGATGCCATTAAGCACATCATCCGATATATGGATGGCCGAATTCCCGAAGGCACCACGATCGATGGTGAACTCTACTGCCATGGCCATAAACTCCAGACTCTTTCGAGCTGGATCAAGCGTGAACAGCCTGCCACAGCTAATCTCTTTTTCGTAGCCTATGATCTTATATCGCCTGAGCGGTATATCGATCGACATGACGAATTGAAGGGCATTGTCGGCAATGGCGATACTGGTGTCTCTGGCAAGGTTGTGGCATTGCCATATCGGCCATACGAGAGCAAAGAGCAGACCTCAATTTACTTCAGCCAGGTTCGAGGCGAAGGATTTGAAGGCTTGATGCTTCGAACGGACGGCCGAGGCTATGAGGCAGGTAAGAGATCCTCTAGTCTTCTCAAAATCAAGGAATTCTTCGATGAGGAATTTCAGGTTATTGGTTTTGAAATGTCCAAAACAGGGTGGGCGATCTGTAAGTGTGTGACTAAGGATGGTCGCCCATTCGATTGCTCGGCCCCTGGATCGGTCGAAGAAAAGACTGAAGTTTGGAATAATCAGGCCAAATATCTCCACAAGTATCTGACTATTCAGTTCGCACACTGGACCGATGATGGTCTTCCATTCCAACCGACGGCTCTCAGATGGGAGACTTCGATATGATCGATTACGACGATATCGATGTGGAGCGTATTTCTGATGATTCAGATCGGGCATCTAAGATAGAGGCCGATGCAAGACAGGAAGATATAAATCGAGTACTCAGGGGCATCGAACGAGCACCTGATGATTTCGATGGCACACACTGTATCGAATGTGATCAACCAATCCCACCTGAAAGACTTAAGACAGGAGCTTTCAGGGATATTTACTGTCAAGAAATCATCGAAAAACGCCGTAAAAACCAGAGAGGTTAAAAAAATGTCAAATCATATCATGGTGGACTTGGAAACTCTTGACACAGCTCCTACTTCGATCATTCTGAGCATCGGGGCTGTGGTCGTTAATTTCAAGGAAAACAGTATCACAGATCCCTTCTACAGGGTGATCGAGGTCGATAGCTGCAAGCTTATTGGCCTTACTGAATCCAAGTCTACTCGAGCTTGGTGGGATAAGCAAGGTCCCGAAGCTCGGAAGGTATTCACCGACCCTAGTGTTCCCATCATTCAAGGACTGGCCGATTTTGCCAAGTATGTCCGAATGTTCGGGTCTAATACGGTTAAAATGTGGGGATGCGGATCTGACTTCGATAATGTCATCCTCATCAATGCCTACAAGACCCTAGGCTCCCCGTCCCCATGGCGATTCTACAATAACCGTTGCTATCGAACGGTGCGAGAATCCTTCTCGCATCTTATCCAAATCCCGAATAGGGAGGGCGTATATCACAATGCCCTGGATGATGCGAAGTACCAAGCCAGTATCCTCCTTCAACTCAAGGATCACATCAACCATGGCTGATATCGAACCTAAAATCAAAGAAGCTTTGGAAAAGAAAGGACTTCCACCTGACGTATGGGTCAATGTGACTTTCCAAGCTTGCCTGACACAGGATGGTCAACTTCGAACTACTGAACCATGTGTGAGGACGCCATGGATACCCGTGAAATCAAAGTAAAGAAGCTGAAACTCCGAGATGAGATCACCAACTCAATTCGGAGATTCCAACAAGAGACAGGGTGTATTCCTGAAATCTATGTTGACTTTATCAGAATCGAAAAGATTGGCGGTATCATCGATGCGTTCCCTGATGTGAAGATTGTAGTTTATCTGGATTAATCCGGAGCGCTCTGAATTAACTTACTTACTAGTGCGCTGTAGCCTACGGACCAGCCCCTAGCAGATTAAGTCAGAGCGCATTCAGAGCGCTAGGTAGCTACAGGAGATAGCTTCAAAAGTTAAATTAAAGGGCGCCTAGGCGCCCTTTAATTTGCTTATTTTACAGTACATCGAGGATTTCTAGTCAGCTTCTCGAGCCAGCTACAGGGATTTCTCACCAGCTTCAAGCGTTGGATACCACGGTGCAAGGTGCTTCGGGCCCGGTCTTTGTCCTGGTTACTCAGATACAGTGCATCTTCGAGGTAACCAAGACAGCTATCTTGCTCCTCGCCCGTGGCTGCATCTTCGGCACAGTACTCTTTACCGTTTGGGAGGACGGTCCTCTTCAGATCCTGCACCACATTCATTTCCAACACATCGAGATCGCTCTCTGGCAAGTCGCCTTTCCCGGAAGTTGTCACGCACCCGCTTAGGGACAACATGATTAGCATGATTAGCAGTTTCCACATCATCTCGTTTGTCCCTTTGGTATCTAGATTGAAATTCACTTCGGCCGTAATCCACATGCTGACTGGTCTGGGTCCTATTTTCATCGGCCTTCGCCCCGTCGTCAGTCATATCCGAAGTGGCCTTACCGATATTGGATTGGACTTCAACTTTATCCTTGAGGATATACCAGTCTCGGATATGCTTAACTCCAAGAACTGACAGTCCAATTAGAAGACCTATGGCCACAAGATACAACACCTGTTTGATAGTCATGACTCACCGTCCGAAAAGGGACTTTATGAAAGTCTTAAATCGTTGAAGTATGTCCGCCTCTTTGTCCCACTCACCAGTGACCCATTGCCACCAGGGCGGCATGCCAGGGGTAGTGAGCCAGGTCAAAGCCACACCCCAAATCAGAATAGCCGATCTCCAACTTGGGTACTGATTAAACAATGGCCCGACCAAATACATAAGTGCTATGCTTCCAGTCAGAGCCAGGCCAAACCTTCGAACGTCCCACCGAGCTTCAGTGGCATCTTCACCTATATCATTTGCTCGAGCTAGTGATGTCAGGCCGATCACCAGGAGGGCGGGCGTCGAAATGAGGTAAGTTACCCATCCAGCCGATACAGACAATGTAAGGGCATACAAGATGAGAACGATGATGGAATAGATTACCAAAGACTTCGAATTTTTCATATCAATATCCCTCAGGCGGTTGGTCATCATTGCTGGGTCGGTTTTTAGGCTTAGGATCTGAGTAATCTTCATACTCATTATAATCGCCCCTAGCTCCAAATCCCCTATTGCCGAAAATACCGGCTATAGCTTCAGAGGCTATTGGCGCCGCCTTCCGTAGCCCCATAATGATCTGACGTCCAAATGTCGCAAAAATAAATGCCATAGGAGGTTGAGATTCCGGCTTGAGATCCCACCCCAATACATCAGGCATTACTACCACCAGTGAAACGGCGAATAGAGTTACGCTTAGAGATTTGAACACCAGCATTTTTCTAGAAGCTTCTGGCTTATTCCAAGCGTATGACATGAATGCGCCTAGCGCCGCCAACCCGAATGCGCTGAGCGGGGCGCCCCACATCGGCACGACATAGTTGGCCACGGGGACAGAAGCCGTGGCCAATGCCGATTTGTAAGCGACCCCATCAGGATCGAGTAGCCGCTCTAGCATGTCAACCCCTTATTTCGAAATGTGGGCCATCGAGAAAAACTCTAGGCTTTTTACCAGCATCGAGCATTCTCTTACGTTGCCGTTCAGTGTAGCCATCAACCATGGCTCTGAGGGCTTTAGGCGAGCAATTGCCAAAGTCTTCAGGAAATCTACGATCCCACACTCCGCCCCATATAAGTCCGAGTCGGACTTCATGAGCAGCTTCTGCCATTGCCGAAGCAATTACGAAAATAGGCGGCCATTCCCATCTAAGAGACCCGTTTATGTAAGGCACCAGATCTACCGCATGGGAATATCCGTCCGCCTGTCTGAGATGCTTGGAGTTCATGGTCTTACTGACTCCAGCAATCACATTTCTTCGTTGCTCCTCCACAGTTCGGAGACCGTCATGTACTCCAAAGTCCTGACGAGTTCGGACGATGGCTATTTTGACGCATTCAACAAGCCGAGGATGGACTCCCTCCAATTCGGCTAGACTCTTTTTTCCAAGTACATGTGGCATGATATCTCCCCTTAGAATTAAGGCGGTGTAACTCCGATATTTTGAGCCGTATTGGCTCCAGTAATTGCGTTAGTTGAAGTGAAGATCAGTGTTTCACTGACGTTATTAGCGGATTCATAGGTATAAGAGGTAGTGCCTGGAGGCAGAGTAACTATGGCCCCGGTACTGAACTGCAACTTATAACCTAGGAAATGCTTAGAATGGAAAGGCGCTACGCCAAATGTACCAAGTCTGGGATTTTCAGTCCAAGTCACTTTCACGCCAGATCCAACTGGATTTGCCACCATGAGCAAATCCTTAACCTGCCATTCGGTTTGATTTTCAGCGTGATCAAACAAGTACGCAACAGCAGTCACTTCATCATCTGGCTGGCCTATCGAAGTGGCCTTGTAATAGATATCCTTGCCGAAGAATTCACGCTGCAACTGCAAGAACATCACGCCCGTATCAAAGCAGACAAATCTAATTCCAGCGCCCCATGGTTCAGCCAAGGTATTCAATACACCTCGCACCAGGCCGGTAAGAGAGTAGTGATACATGCCGTCAACCATGCCTAGCAGGGTAGCCGTTTCATATTGAACTTCCTCGTCACCAAGCGCAGCGGTATTGAAGCCAGCGGCGAGCTGAGCAGAGGTCCCAGACTCAAGCGGGAAGGGCATGAGCACTTCGACACTGGTATCCGTAGCCGTTACCGAGGTGACCGTTTCACCTATATTTGCAGTTTTCTGAGAAGTAAAAGCCGGCACATAGGTCACACCACTATCGAGAGAATAGGATAGCGTGTATCCACTCCACCCATCAGTTTGACCTCGAGCCGCAATGTATATACCCAACTCATCGTCCTGGTCTTTCTGAACCGGATAGTTCAGGATTTCCAGAATAGTGTCACCGATCACGCCAGGCGTAGTACTGGCCGGTGGATCAAGAGGCTTACCGGGTGGAGATACATTATCGTACACCAGATAGCCGCCGTCCGCCTCGGCTTCCCAGGAGATGGTACCGTCGTCCTCATTGCGTTCAGTGATATGCATACGATACCATGAACCATCGAAATCTTCCACTTCGACCACGTCCCCAGGGGTCAGATAGGTGTACTCCAATCTGGTCTGGAATTCATAGTCGACTGTTTCATTGTGAACCACCTTAAGTTTCCGCAAGGCCACTGTGGCGGCTTGTCCGGCCTTAAGAACCACTCGACTATCGATATTAAGCGTGCTGTTGCCGATCACCATATTGGTTCGACGGCTGGCTGTTTGCTTGTTCTTGGCAAAACCGCCGTCTGGATCTATATGGTTAACGTTCACCATTTTGGGAAGCTTGGACCTATCTCGCTCAGTACGCTTGAGCGTTTTGGGATAGTTATCCACGAGCTTATTGTAAGGTATCCGAGCGACTACGTCTCGGCCACGCTTGATGAATCGCAACTTCTTGCCATGTTCAACCTTGGTGAAGTTAAACATATCCATCAACCAGCGAATTGGCTTGTCCAAGCCATCGTCACTATCGATAAGCAGACCGGGCACTTTATCAGTGACCGGGTCGTATAGCTCAGAAACGTCCACATTTTCTGGCTTAAGACCCGCCTGCATGCACAGATCGAATACGATGTCACCCAAGAAGGGCTCTATGAACGAATCACCAACACCGTCGCCCGTACCGAGAGTGCGCCATTGAAAACACCAGACAGAGTTCATGGCCGAACATATTAGCCTGTCAATATTTGTGCTGAGCAGATACTCAACCAAATATCGATCTCGCTGATAGCGATAGTACAGCGACCCACCTCGGACGTAGGACAGAATTACGTCAGATTCGGCCACATTGAACCGGCGCTTATCATCTAGAGAAACCCGAAGATCATAGCAACCAGCAGGCAGAGAGGTATGCACCATGGCGCCGGCGGTAGGATCCCACCCCCACAGTTTAGGTGTCGTGCTCTCCATGTAAGCCACTACTGGATTCATGTTCTGATCGAAAGCCCCGGCTATTTCGGAAACATCGGTACCGGTAAATAGCAGCGTCTTTACAACGCTAGGAGCTTCCACGTAAATGGAACTTGCGCCAGTCACTTCGTCCACAACAAGTGTGAATTTCCACAACTGTACCCGCAGGCCTTCTGACGGGTCATTAAGTGCTTTGCCACCCATCTCCCAATCTTGAAGCTTATCTTCCGCAGACAGCGTCTTAACCGGCACTTCAAAACCGGAAATATGTGAAGGTGAAGCGGCTTCGTTATCGGGAATCATTAGTAGCCCCTATTGACCACTGAAGTAGATGCTGTAATTCTAAGCTTATGACGGCTAAGTTTCTGAATTGGAGGATCTATCTGGACTTGCCATTCAAAATGACCTAGTACAAAATGCATGCAATCTATTCCAAGACCTGCCGTAGGAGTAGCCGTAAATCCATACAATGCCCTGGCGTTGTTTGACCTTACAGAGACCGTAGCTGTATCGATGCTGGTTTCTTCTGGGGAAAATACCTGAGAAAAAGTAGGTTCAGTTGTACGTTGACCGATGATGCCTACTCCAATTCTAAGATTTGAAGCTCTTAGTCCTGGAAAATCTCGGCCAGTCATAGGTAACCAGCCTCGATTATTATCTGAACTATTGCCAAAATTTGCAGGTCGAATAGTCCAATTATAATCGATGAAATCACTGGCCATATAATTGCCATCGAATGTAAATCCCCTGACAGTACCAGTTATCTCAGCTGGTACATATTCAGTAAATTCCCACACGACATCGATATTCTCATTGGATCGATTCAATTCGATTGAATTTTCCAGGTCACAGGTCGATATAGTGCCGCCGTATACAGGGTTGAAACCTCCTCCAATTGGAACCCATACATACGTTGAACTAGTAAGACTGACATAAACCTTGGCCAGTCTAACTGGCTTAGCACTCAACGCAGGGTTAGCTGCGAAAGTGAAGCGGTACGTGGTGCGCCACCACAGCATGCCGTCTTCGTCCGGCGTGGTACTACGTGTGGCACTCGTTTCGACCGTGGTGGTAGTACTAAATGAGACAGCCCCGGCTAATCCTACGGATATTTGATGAGATCCTCGGTCTAGTATGAATGCGGAGCCGTAGTCGGTAAATGTATTGTTCTGAAATGGAGTTTCCTCCAAAACACGCCCCAACTCGACAAGGTTGCCAGCCTCGTCGAACTTGTGCCCCGTGTGCTTGATCAGTTTGAACCGGCCACGTGCGGCAATGGGGAGATCAATGTGCATATCAGAACCTATAGTCGAAAGCTGCGAAGTCGGCTGCGTACCGTTCCAGAACACGTTCTCGCAGCTCGTCGTCGAAATAGACGCGGTAGTGCTCGTGTTCGGTTTCGTGCTCCGCGGTGAACTCGATATTTTCTGGAATGCTAAGACGGTTCCGCAGATCGGATACTGCTGCCGAGAGTTGCTCGAACCGATACACTTGCTTGACTCCGTCAGTGAAATAAACCTGCGGCAATGTCCAACGAGTGGGCTCGGCATCCAGCAGCCGACGGATAGCATGGGCCCCGTCGAATGCGAAGTCCGGGTCGGACATCGCAGCCCAGGATACCAGACGGTCGAACGGGTTGCGTACTACAGTGAATGACCACATGCGGAACAACGGGTAGCCGCTCGCGTCAAGAGCTTCGCCGAGCGTGGCGTGCCAGTCGTGCAACGCTTCTACAGGGTATTTCGTGGCCCCTGCACCGCCCTCGCTGCGAAACGCGCGCTCAAGCCACAGGGTCATCGCCTTGCTGCCTGTGCGAGGAATTGCTACGAAAACAGCGTTTTGTTCGGGCAAGATAATCATGGCGACTCACTTGTTGGCGTAGCTGAGGACAAACGAGAGGTCCAGTTGCTTCGTGTTTACCTTGGCGATAGCGGGGCTGTAGCCAACTTGCCAGCTGGTGTGCCCTAGGTTGGCCCGGACCACGGTGATGTTCTTATTGCCGTTCACCGGCAGCCACGTCATGGAGAGCGCCCGCGTCTTGGAGCCGTTGACGTAGGCCCCAGAAGCTTGGATCGGAATGTCGCCCTGAACCCCGTTGCCGAGCCCATCGCCGGTGATCGCCACCAAAGACCCTGTAAAGCAGTTGGAGGCGTAACTCCAAGTGTAGCCCCCGTTGCCGACCGGCGAGAAGTTAGGACCCCACGTGTCACTGCCGACGTCGCGCCAGCCACCGTACTGGAAGGATCCACCCACGTTGTCGAACCAGTACGGCCGAACCTCGTAGCTGTGCGCGATGACGACCCCGTCGATGGTCAAGTTCACTGAGCCAGTGACCGACGCCTTGACGTACTCGGTATACTCCCAGATGAGGTCAAGGTACTCAATCGCGTTATTCACCGAAACCGTGGTCGGGTTGCCGGTGCCGTCCACCAACAACCCACGCGCGCTGACGGGCGTGCTGCCGTTAGTAGACGAGAGACCTACGTTGGTGGTGATCCCCGCCTCAGCCACGTTGACGGCCGCGCCACCTAGGCTACCCGGGCCGAACGTCATGCGCTTGGTCACGCGCCACCAGACCTCGCCGTTCACGTCAGGGGTCGTGTTGCGGGTCGTACTATACGTCGCGAAGGTGTTGGTCTTGCCGAGGTACGACGACAGCGTCGTGTCGGACTCGAGGGGAGAGGCGTTGCCGGACCCGGCAACCATCACCAAGCTGGCTCCTTGGTTGACAAACAACTTGTCGAACCCCGTCAGAGTGATCTTGTTGTTGCCAAAAGGGGTTTCGCGCAAGACACGGCCGAACTTGACGACGTTGCCGAATTCGTTGTACTCATGCCCGGTGTGCACAACGGCACGGAAGCGACCGCGGGCGCGAATGGCGACGGGGATAGTGAGTGTGGTCATGTGATTCTCCGATAAGTTACGAGGCGGCGGCGACGATTTCGGCGTAGGTCCGGCCTTGGCCGCTATTGTAGAGCCAGGTGCGCTCTTCCTCGGTCAGGATGTCGCCCTTGATCCAGCCGCAGTACTGCATCAGCCCGTTGAGCCCAAAATACCCGGCATACGACGGCCCACCGGTACCGCCAAGCGCAAAGTTGGTCGACGTTGTGACGGGGCTCATGTCCAGCGAATTCACCGTCACCTCACCGTTGTCGATTTGTACGCGCGGCTTCTTGTCCGCAGGGTCAACCCAGACCACAAAGAAGTGCCAGTTGTTCTCGGACGGAGCAGGTACAAATGTGTGGTGGTACGTGGAGGCGCGCTGGTACGTTGCGTAGATCTGGCTGGCGGTCATGGAAATTGAACGCTCCATCGAGCTCCCGCTGGTAGCATCCCACTTACTGACGAGGGTGCTGTAGGAGGACGGTGTTGTGCGCTTATACCAGCCAAACATGACGTTCGCCCCGCTGGGCGGGGTCTGCAGCGACGTGTTGTTCGCGACCCCTAACCGGTCCGCATTACCACCCGGGAACTTGGCCGCGACGGTGGCACCTCCGCGGAGTCCGGTGCCACTGGTGATACCGGCTGTGGGCGTCAGGTGGTTGGTCCCCTTCGAGTCGTAGCGGGTGCCAGTTGTCTCGGTCAGCTCCCAGTAACTCGTCAACTTGCCGTGAATTGCCGCCACACCAGACGGCGGGACGATTGTGACCATTTCGCCGCCAGTGGGGGCGAAGGTGGCGGTCACGTCGTTCTTCTTGACGGTGCCCAACGGGGGCACGGCCAGAACGCCGGTGGAAGGAGCGAACGACGGCGCCGCGCTATCCCTGAAGGCCCCTTCGGGCGGGAACTTCAATTTGCCGCCAGTGGGGGCGAAGGTGGCGTTGGCCCAGTCCCGGCTGGTGGGTGGGATGACTTCGAACAGCTGCCCGGTGGTGGGCGCAAAGGCGGTCTCGCTCTCCTCGCCCTGGACACGGCCTTCCTTTAGGATGTCGTACAGCAGAACAGCGGAGAGCCCGGCACCTGTCGTCACCTCATCGTGCGCGACTTGGGCGTAAGGCTTACTGGTGATCCAGACCTCGGTCGGGGTCGCAATCGGAACGGCCTCGTAGGAGGGAATGGCGCCACCGTTTTCCGTGACGTCCTCATTTGGAAGTACGATGTAAGCTAGTCCTCGGAACGCGGATACCTTACCGCTTCCTTTATAGGACTCGATAGTGGAATTGGGCATCTGATCCAAAGTGCCATTATACATCATGACTTTAGCCGCCCACTTAGCGGCATAGGTCTGATCTTCGATAGGCGCATTTGGATCTTGCGAATATACTACTTTACCATTACGCTTGATCCACCAATAGCCAAGAATCGGCCCACGGCAGAAGGCTATCGCGTAACTGGTGGAGTAAGTGAAGGTTTCTTGCTTTACGCCGCCCTTGCCTTGACGTTGAACATTGCGAGTTTCTTTAGGGGGCAGTGCAGCGAAAATGACGTTGCCATTGACCGGCGCACGACCGTACAGAAAAGGAATAGGCTGCCCGACGTTTGCGCTGGTTTGCGCAAAGTCGGTTATCCTAGTTCCCTTGATAGTCGTGGAGCCGAACAATCCGCTCATAGACGCCACACCTTCATAATACGACGAAGCCAGTAATCATCAAGTATGCACTCAGTGGTACGACCCACATCAGAGTCAGTATGCACTAGTGACAACTGGTTCGGGATACTGACATGTGGAACTAAGATGCCCACATGTCGGATTGGGCCTGCGTATTGCATGGAAACCACATCACAGGCCTGAAGAACTGAAGAATCAGTGAGCTTAGACACTCGACTGTATGACAGAATTGGCTCTCCGAGAACTTTCTCAAGCTCACGCTCCAGTTCCCCACCTACTGGATCTCGAGGATAGGCCGGGATATCCCCAGCGTATTCCAAAATCCAAGCCAGTGCGCCTACGCAGTCTATACCAGCCAAACTTCGCCCTTGATGGACGAATGGAACCTGCTTGGCGGCTAGCCAGTGGGCTCGTTGGATAATACGATCTTTGTCTACGGTATTCATATGGCATTATTTGATTTGATGTAAGCGCCTGGAACCATGAGAGACTGATCTTGAACTGGAGTCAGGTGTTCGCCATTGAAGTTGATGATATTGCTATACACATCAATGCAGGTCGTATCCAGCTTATCACAGTCTTTCCGGAACTGGACCTGAACTCCAGTTTGGATAGGATAAGGAGTAACGAAACTCAACTTAACCGTACCATCAGCCGCCCAGGTCTCAACTTCCATTTCTACGTTGGCGTTATCGCCATCAACGAATTTTACTACGCCAAACCCATAATAATCGTCTGGTCGGCTAGGTCCAGTGACCGTAAAAGCCATTAGATTATTGCTGACTGCGGATATCGTAGCATTTTCCCACACAAACGTTTTGCCGCAACGCTCGTCACCGAATGTATTGCGGCAGGTAAGGGAGTATACTGGATTGACTTTACGACGCAATGCATCGCTCAATCCACGAAACTCGACCTTACGAGATCCTTGTTTACTGGCTGAAAATTCGGCCTTTCCTACAGTTCCGAAGCCGACTATTTCGGCTCCATAGCTGAGTCGATTATAGGCCACTCGATAAATTGTGATTTCACCACCAGTTAACAAGCCCGCGGATACCGTCTGAGCCAAAACATCGTCAAACCATCCATGCAACTCAGTATTATCCGGATCTTCGATATCCCAAGTCGCCTGGATATTTTGCGGCTTAAGGATATTGTTGGCTCGATAAAGAACCTCATCACGACCATCATTGAAGCGTAGAGCCGCATCCAAAGTAGTAAATCCGAATATATCGGAATTAGATAGGCTCTTCACCTTGATCAAAAAGCAGGTGGATTTGCCAGGTCTGGCAAATGCATCTAGCAATTCGATTGGTATATCACGCTTCATCGATTAGTCGTCCCAACTATCCGGCACATTGAGCGGAAGGAAGTCGAAAGGATCCTCCTTGAGGGATACTCGAGCGGTATTTGCACTCCAGGAATTGATGGTCATTTCGTTGTAGTCGTCATCGAATCGCACCCACACATAAAACTCGGCGGAGGCAATTCGGTACTCTTGAGTAGTCCACGGATCCACAGGCGTGAACAGGCCGGTTTCCGTATCCAAAGACCCTGGCACCGAATTTCCCGCCTCATCCACGATATTGCAGAATTTGAAAGCCTGAATGGGTCGTATGGTGATATAGGTCGGACCGAATGGAGTATACGACTTATACAACTGAATTGGATTAGAGGTGCCGGGCAGCACCTGAATCGCCTGGTCGTATATTTCAAAATCATTCCAATCCTTGAACTTGATCGAGTGCTTACGACCACGACAGATATGGAAGCTGGCGATGATCAGATCACGACGATCGTCACTGATATTGCCAAAGCTAGCCGAATACTCGTGTTTAGGATATTTCCACTCGCCATCCCGATCTTCAAATCCATTCGGATATTCGGCCACATTGGTCTTATACCGAGGGCCGCCGCTAAAACCGTAGTCCACTACCTCATCAAGCACTGCGTCAATGCGAGCCATTAGAACACCTCCATCTTATAGGCCTGCTTACGCATTTCTCGGGCGTTTTGTTCTGGAGTACGATTATCCGGTCGACCTTGCTGGACCACAGTTAGGTTGAGATTCTGGACACGAGGCTGGTTGTTTTGACGCATTTCCTTTTGCATGTCTTCCAGCGCGGCCGCCTGACTAGGCGTGTTAATTGTGACCTTCTCGCCTGGGGTAGCATGGAACTGGACCAGCTGACTATCAATGCCGCCGGTGCCGCCTACGACGTACTCACCACCCGTTCGGAAGGAGGGCGGCTGCTGCGACCGGATTCGGCTAATCTGCATTGCGCCCTGAGCCACAGCCATAGCCACGCCGATACCGCCAAGGATTTGACCAGCCGGCGGCGGATAAACCTGAGCCGATGACCAGGCATTCATTGCAGCAACGGACTGCTGGATTATAACTTGCGCGATAGCGGCCGCCTGTCCTACTCGGAAAGCGTCCTTATTCGTGCTCATCATAAGCGTGCTAATGGCGCCAAGAGCGGACTCTGCAGGAGCCACTCGGCTAGCCCATTGTTCGGCCCAAGCTTGAGACATCAGAGCATTGGCGGTGCGCTCACTCATAAGGTGAGCGTCACGGGCTTGTTCGATCTGGGAAATGTAATCCGTATAAGCTTGCTTCTGAGCGGCGTAGTACTCCTCAGTGCCCTTCATCTTATCTTCACCAAAGAAGTCCACGATCTGCTGGGCGGACTGGCCTTTAGTGATTTGAGTTTTCTTGCCAGAGGGATCCGTATAGCCTTCGGTCAGCTGGCCAATGGCCTTGAGTTTATCACTCTTATCCCGCTGGGCGTAGACAGTATCGCCAAGCACCTGCTCCATCGCCCGTTGCATGCGATTAGCTTCAGACTGAAGTCTAATCTTTTCACGCAACTGCTCAATGTCTTTTTCGGTGTACTTGATATTACCTTCGCGCCACTTCTCCTGCTGCTTCAGGATTTCAGAGTATTCATTCGCGGCATCGCCGACATACTTGAGTGCGGTAGTTTCTTTGTCATACGCACGAAGAACGAAGCCGATAGGATCCAGCGCTTCTTCATAACGCTGCCTCAGCTTCTCCATTATTTCCTGATGTTCGGTCTCAGTCATCAGAAGCTTGCCAGTAACCGGATCTCGCTTACCCACAGCTTCGGTCAACTGCTCCTCGGCTCTACGAAGCTTTTCTTCGGCTTTTTCGGTTACGCCGGCCTCGCCTCTCCAACGAGAAACCGCATTTTCCAGCTTTTCATACTCACGAACCGCCTTGGCCAAAGCTCTATCGGCCTCTTTATCCTTGCCCTTAGGAGAGCCTGAATTCGGAGCGCCAGAGTTAGCCAAAACTCTGTCCATTATAGCCTTGAGATCTGGCGCATTAAGTGGATTCGTATATCCACTAGAAGCATCCGAAGCGACTGGCCTAGTCAGCAACATACTTCCGTTGCCAACATTCTGCTGCGCTTCCCATGGAGCCGCGCCCAAACTCCAAGGCTTTACGCCAAATCTGGAATTCGCCACCGCAGTACGGGAGGCTTCGAGCTGCTTGGATACTCGAGCATAGGCCGTATTGCCTTCGCCCGGACCGTCAAAGAATGCAGTGGCGCCAGCCTTGCCATAAGCTACGTTGGCATCGTACTCCTTGTCGCGTTGGGCGGCTCTAGCTCGAAAATCGCTAAAATTAGCCATCGCCTGGGTTTTTCTATCGGAATCGGGCATGACGGACCATACCTTCTCACCGACTGAAAAAGCTGCGCCTACAATGGCGTCACCGGCCTGCTGAATAGCCTGGAATGCCCACTTGAAAGTGGAAACCGCCATCATGACGCCGCCTACGGCTACGTTAAGAATGTCGGTAAATATCGCGAAAGTCTTGGCTACGAATCCTACGAAACTAGTGAGCGGGGTTTCCAGGCTAGGATCCCCAAATTTCGCAAATACATCAAAGAAAGATTCCAGGACAATCTGAGCGGACGATACAGAAAGGATGACGGCCTGGAAGAAGTCATTAATGTTCTGAGAATCGAGCTGGTCTACCCAAACGGCAATTTTCTGGAACATATCGCCTATGGCGGTTCCAAGACCAAAAGCCCCTTCAGCTGAACCTTGATTAAAGAGATCAGTGACTTTTTGAACCAGCTTAGTCAAGCCGTCCATAGCCGAAGAACTTCCAACTTCCCGGAAGAATTCCATGGCGGCATTCTTCATGCGATTAAAGTTAGCTACAAACTGAGTTTGGGCGTATTCCACGCCGGCGCTATATTCGGTCTTGAGTTGGTTACTCAAGAGCAGCAGGAATTCATATACGTTGATCGTACCCTTCTTGATCTGATCACGCAACTTCTGTTCGGCCTGCGCCGTTGAAGTAATACCGGCCTTGATGTACTCCTGAGATTGCATCATGGCCCTAGCCGCCAAGCTCACAGCGCCGGGCAGCGTATTACCAAGCTGTCTTTGCAATTCTTCGAGAGACAATTTGCCCTTAGAAGCCATCTGCTGAACGGCTTCAAAAATCAGCGTCACATCGCGACCTCTAGAATGCAGTACCACAGCGGCTTGTGAAAGGCCGCTGAATATATGGCGAGTCAGTTCACCAGTGGTATCTACGTTTTTGAGAGCTGCGGCAAGTCGATGATACTGGGTAATAGACGTTTCAACCTCAACGCCTAGCTTGTTGGACATGTCCAACAGGAATTTATATTCCTTTCCAGCAGCTTGGACGGATCCCTTAATCACGGTCATCGAGGCTATAAATCCGGCGTAAATCCGGTTAACCTCAATCATTCGGCCGACAAAACTCTGAGCTACATTCGTGATGCTTTCGAAAGCTGCCTTAACGCCGTTGAGAATCACCTTAACAGACGCAAATGCGGCTATGGCCGTTCCGGCCATTTTGATCATGCTCATGAACCGATTCATGGCCGATGTAGTACCGGCCATACTCGAATTGACCGTATTGGTCATTCGAATAAACTGAGCTTCGATAGCCGACAAGCCAGAAATTGCTTGTCGGCTATCGACTGTGACCACTAGCTGGCCGTCGCTGCCGCTCGGAACGGGTAGATTGTCGGCCATTTGGTTCGGGTTCCTGAGGCTCTGGTTTAACCGGTTTCTTTTTAGCCATTACATTGAGATATGCGGCATCCATCTTCCGGATGTATTCCACAAATCTAGCTGGATCACTGGATCCATAAAGCCTTAGATAGCACTCGATTTCCACTAGCGAAATTGGCTGGATTTCCATTCCAGTTCTTCGAGTGCTATTGAGTATTTGAAATCCTTCCAAATACTCCATCATCCAATCGTATACCACTGGACGATTTTCCAAAGCTCGGGGGGATAAGCCGGAATCCCTTAGTTCTAACAAGAAATCCGTCTGATCCCCCCATTCTCCATACCAGCTTATGTAATGGCTTAGGAGTTTCCCTCGTGCTCAACTTCATCGGCTTTGAAGTTGCCGAGTTCCACAGAGAAGGACATGACGAAGTCTCTGAAGGCTTCATCCAGAAGCAGCGCCTGTTCAGCGGATTGCTTGCTATAAGGAACGTCCTGCTTATTGGCGTTCTTGACATTCTCCCAGTCCACGAGAATGGCTTCCGCCATGGCCTTGCACAGGAGCTTCCGTTGATCCGCCGGATCGAAAGTGCCAGCCTCGATCTTACGTCGATAAGGCTGCTCCAATCGCTGCTTAGCCCGCATGAATCGGACATTGGTGGCGTAGGCGATTTTGACACGAATATTCTGGTATTCGGTCCAAACGCCGTCATCCAATGCGCTTACTGGGGACTCCGGAAATACGAAACTCATATGTCACCTCTGTGATGGATTGTAAAACGGATTTTGGTCCAAGTATCAGACCACAGGCTTCTTGTCGATCTGGATCATGCAGGCAGTAGAGGCATCATACAGCGCTCGCCACTTGCCACTAACCATCAAGTCCTGATCCAGACCGCCAGACAGGATGGTGCCCTCTTCGTACTTGACTCGAGGGAAGATGAACTTGTAGTAATTGCCGTCAACATCTTGTACCACGAAACTGAACCGGAAATCATCGTTATTCAGGAACGTGGTGTACTCACTGGCATCTTCGAAGTAGAGCTCGATATTACCAGTGATTTCCAACCGGCCAAGCGCGATACCGATGTAGCCGAGCGTGCCAACAGCCTCCTGGCCTCGGAGATTGTTAGTGAGATCCATGGACATACTGCGGATCTTAGCCTCCATCGGACCGCCGATTTCCGCCGTGGCCGTGGCGCCTGCACCGATGCCCGAGTCCGTGATATTCACGGTAGGAGCCGTGGTATACCCAGTACCTGGATCGGTGATGATGATCTCAGTGATCGCGCCGGCCACCACAGTGG